AACCTTGTCGGTCAGAGTGGCGACGCCGTGCTCGAACTCCTGCCACTCCCCGGTCATGGGCACGATGCGGTTGTAGCCCCAGACCACCCGGAAGTTTGCCTCGCCATACCGATTCACTCCGCCGGCGATGCGCAGCCGGCGGGCAATGGCTTTCGGGCAGGCGTGGTGCTCGACGATCTCTTGCGATTTCTGGCGCATGGATTAAGCCTTAGCGATCCAGCTTTTTGGCCAGCTGTTCGTCGAGTTTGGCTTGCTCCTCGGCCGCTTCCTTGGCTTTCGCAGCCAGCACGCGCTCGACGCCAAACTTCTCGACATCCGCCTTGGCTTCGTCGCGGCTGAAGCGCTTGGCTTGCAGATATGCGATGGCTTCCTCGCTCGGGGTGAGCTTGGTTGCAACTACCGGAGTGGGCTCAGACACTGCCACCGCAGTCTGCACCTGGATTCCGCCCGATGCGGTTCGCTGTACAGAAATGACCCGCGCCGAAAGCTTCGCCTGCTCCGAGCAGATGGGGTTGGGGCCATCGTTTTCGATGACCGAGGTAAGAATGTTAACTCCGTTCTTGTCGACGTCTTTGGTAGTAACGTGCATGAGATTGTCTCCTGAAGAAAAATTGAAAAATCGGGCGGAGACGCCTCGTGGTTGCGAGAGCGTCCCCGCCGCTAGCTAGCTAAAAACAAAAAATCCATGAACGGGTTGAAACTCAGTACCCGCCCACAGGCAGCGCCAGATTGTCTGCAAACACGCCGTACCTAGGTTGATCCATGAACACGTTGAACACCGTGTCGAAGTACGAGATGTACCCCGCCAAGAGGCCCCCCGACTGTCCGTAGAGCTGGAACACGGTCTGTCCGCCCTCTTCGAACAGGTCGACTTCCTTGGTCACGCCTCGTCCCCAGTGCTTGAGCGCGATGATGTCGATTCTCTGAATCGTCGCGTGGATACTGGTTTTGATGGGCAGGCCGCCGAAAGTCTTGGCCGGACGGCGCTTGAGCATGTCCTGGGAAGATTCCCCCGAAACCTGCGCCTGGATGTTGGTGGTCACCGTGATGCCCACATTTTCCCAGGCCGCTTCCTGGTCGACGTTCATGAACGCCACCAAGGGCTCATCGAAGTCGACGCCCAGAACGCGGCGCAGTTTGTTTTCCATCAGCCGGCGCATGCCGGGGGTGATGGTCGCGCCGCCCGCCGCCACGTGCGGCGTCTTCAGCGCTTCCGGATAAGTTGAGCGCGCCAGGTTGTTCCACGAGCCAGAGGAAGAATCGACGTGGTTGTAGAGCAAGCCTTCAAGCGAGACCGGATTAGCTCCGCCCGCGCCTTGCGAGATGTTGATTACCAGCGCATCGCCCGTAACCGTGCCTGCCGGCAGAGCGTTCAGGGTGATGGTCTTGAGCAGTGGATCGACCTGGGTGACGGTCGCCAGTCCCCTTGCCGCCGAAGCGAGGCCGGTGGGGTAAACCTGGACATCCTGGTTGAAGAAGAAGATATTCGGGTTGCTGACGGTCAGCGTGGTGCCGGAAATTGCCGAAATGGTATCCAGCTGCCCGGTGCCGTTGGTGTTGTAGACGCAATCGAGCGCCCGCTTGAACATCTTCATGGCTTCGGCGACTTCGCGCACGGCCACGTCTTCTACCGCCTTGTCGTTTCCTTTGGTCGCGTACTCGGCGAGCTTTGAGACTTCGAAGGCGAAGCGGAACTGGAGGGTAGACAGAGTCCCAACGTCCCAGGTCGAGCCTGAGCCGCGTCCCATGTCATCGAAGTCCGCCGTGCCTTGCGAGAACTTTCCCCCTGGCCGGATCAGCTGGGGTAAGCGAATGTTGCGGGTGGAGGCGTCGATCACGTCGCCCCTTTTGTCGATCATGTCCAATAAAACGTGTTCCTGCTCATACGCAGTCGGCACGTTCTTGCGGACCTTTTCCAGTTGCAGCGCAACTGATTGCAGATTTGTGGGTGGGGCCATAAGGCCACTCTCCTCGTCTTAGAATTTGGTTTTCAGAATTGCTACCGCAACGAGGACTCGGGGGAATGGACCCGGAGGAACGGCATTCGCTTCGCTCGTTCTACTGACAGTTACTCTTCGTGCTTGCCCAGCATGATTTCCGCGGTCGAAAAGCGTGACCCGTCGGGCTTGTACCACTGGCCGCCCTGCCGGTAAGGCTTGGAAGGGCGTGTGTCGCGCGTATCGCCGGCTTTGGCGGGAACTCTGGCCGCGGGCGCGCCGGCGCGGCGCCTGACAGCTTCCCGGTTGCTCTCTACCATGGCGGGAGTTTCCACCCGCAGTACTTCTCTAACCATCTTGTTGAGCAGCCAGGGCTGCGCCCAGGCCGCTTTCTGCAAGGTCATAGTCTCTTGTAAATTGCGTCCTTCGTAAGCTGGGCGCAGTTTGCGCATGAAGGAAGGCGACTTCGCCAAAAGCTTTTCCATGCGACCACGGATCTCGTCGGCAATCTTCTGCCGCTTCTCGGGAGAGATAGACTTCACCTCCGCCAGCTTCTTCATGGCGGGGTGGTTCTGGATGACGTCGAGCTGCAGCTTGCGCGACTGCGCGGTAAAGGTGTTATGAAACCTTTGGCCGTCTTCCTTGGCCCGGTCCTGTTTTTCCCGCTCGAACCTCTGCCGGTCTTTCGAGAGGCGCTGCTCATCTTCCGTAGGTTGGGGCTTTTGTTTCTGGAAGCCCTCGACCCAGGCGGAGAGTTTCTTCAAGGCTCCCGCCAGCTGCTCCTGCTTGGCTTCGCGGGCCGATTCGATCATCTCGCCCAAATAATCCGCGATGCCGCCCTTGGCTAATGTCGCGCCGACTACCGAGCGCATGACGTCGTGGTAGCTGTCCGGGTCGAGCCGCGCCCATTCTTTCGGAAGTGTGCGGAACAGGGCGACCGCCGCCTCGCGGTTGTCCTGAAACATATTGTTCAAGATGGTCGCGTGGCCGGGGTAATTGCCTTCCTGATCGCGCGAGTAGAAGTCTTTATCCAAGGCTTCTACTTCTTTGTTGTCCTCGATCAGCTGCGAGACGTCGGAGAGTCCGTTGGGGAAATGCTCCCGCATCTGGCGGGCCTCGGCGATGGTGGGAAAGACTTCCTTGAATGCGGCTTCCCTGCGGAACGTAGCTTCAAACTGCTCCTGAATCTTGGGATATTTCTGGAAGACTTGGGCCAGCTCGGGAGCCTGTTTGGCTAAGCCTTTGAGGCGGGCCGAGACTGCGCCTTTAAACTCGGTGGCTTCCGGCTCTTCCCTGTCCTGAGTGGTTTCGGTGCGCTGTTCGCTGCGAGTAGTTGCGTCCGCGTCGGCGTCATGCCCGTCGGAAACATCTCGACCCCCATCGCCCGCAGCATCAGTTGTTCCATCTGACGAAAGACTGTCGGCCCCAACGTCAGCACCTGCTTCACTTGTGCCTCCTAAATCGCCCACGGTTGACCCGGCGGCAAACAGCAGCATTCCGCCCGAGATGAGATACAGCCAAAACTTATTGAATAGGTGAAGCATTTAGATTCCCTCCGGGGCCTGCCGGCGGAGTGTGTCCGGGGGCGGGCTGTGGATGTGTTGGTGATTTCTTCATGTGCTCCATCATGGCTTGCATGATGAAGTCTTGCGGCGAAACCTGGATGCCGAGCTTTTGCTCCAGCCACTGCGCTTGCGCCTCGGGCGGCAGGTCTTTATAGTTGATCGACTCGGCGGGCGGCTTCTCGATGGGCTTGGGCGCGGGCATGGCGGCCTGGTGTTTCATCATGTGCTGCTTGACCGCCATCCAGCCGGGAGGATTTTCCCGCTTCATCTTTTGCCCTGGCTCGGAGTTCAGCCAGTTCTTGCAGGTCTGGGCTTCTATCGCGTGGTCGTCCGACTCGGGATCAACTTCAACCATGGGGGCAATGCCGGACAAAAGTTCGTCGCCCTGGGGAATCTGGGTAAGCTCGGCAATCTCTTTCAATTGCTTCCTGCGCGAAGCCATGCCGGGGATTTTCAAGTCCGGTATGCCGGTCAGCTTGCCAAACAGCTCCGAGTTGTCCGGGTCTTGCGACAGCGCCTGCCCGTAAGGCGTTTCCATGATCTGCATCATGGTCGAGCGCTGCTGGTTCCAGAGTTCGGGGAAATTCTCATCACCTTCCGGATACGCTTCCGCATCGCCTTCGAGAGCCGATACGTCGACTGATTCCGACTCGAAGTCTCCCGAAGGCCCGAAGATGGGAATCTTGACCACGCCTTCGGCGTGGGCTTCAAAGTCTCTACATGCGAGAGTAAGTATGTCGGCGTGGGCCTGCTTCAAATTCACGTAGAAGACGCCCATGCGCCCCATCGCCTGATCCCGCTGCATCGACTGCTGGCCGAGCGTTTCTGGCTGCTCCGCTCCGCCCGCGCCGCTCAATGCCGGGAAGGCTCCGGAGATGTACTGCGTGATCGGCCCCATCAAATCCATCATGTGCTTCTGCATGTCGGGCGAAACCGAGTCGGCCCGCACTTGCATGATCTTTTGCCGGATGTC